ATTATAGATTCCTTTGAATCCCCTACTATTGCAAGGTTAGGACTTGTAACTATTCCTCCTTTACCATACATAGGAACATTGTTTTTTTTACCTTTATGTTCCTTGTATTTCTCCTGAATCCAACTAAAAACTTTTCCTGGAACGGTAAATTTTTTCCACCATTCCCACATTTTTTTTAATCCACCAGTAATGTATTCATAAGATGCCTTGAAACCTGATTTTATTAGATCCCAGTTTTTATATATTAAATATCCTCCGGCAACAACAGCCCCTATACCTAGAGCCCATGGGTTAAATAACATTGCTTTCCCTGCAGCACCAAGAGCCATCATTCCTGTTTTCATTCCCGATAATAATGGCCTCCATTGTTTCCACCCTTTTACTAACTTAGCTGTATCCCTTAAAAATTTAAGATCTTCCTTAGTTTTAGACAGTTGTTTTATCCCAAGGACTGTCCCACTTACTCCTAATTTTAATCCGACAAATCCAGCTGTACCAAAAGCCATAGCTTTAGATAGTCTGGGCCATTCTTCTGTAAAAGATGCTAAATTATTGCTAATGCTTTGAATACCTTTAGCACCACTTCTTATAGCCGGAAGAAATACTTTAGTCAGTGTCCCTGCTGAAGTAGCTAATGATTTCCCCACAAGTTTTAAATCTGTTGCAGTAGTGTCTAGTTTATTATTATATTCTTGATTTACACTGCCGGTATACTTAGTCTCATCACTTATAAGCTTTAAATTCTTTTCTAAAAAACTTGTATTGCTTATTAATAATCCCATAGAAGCCATAGCTTCTTCACCGAATAACTTTTTTGTTACAGATAGCTGTTCCACTTTGTCTAATTTACTTAAACCTTCAAATACTTTCATTAAAGTTCCTTCAGAGTCTTTCTGTAGATCTTGGGCTACCTGCATAGAATCTAATCCCATCTTTTCAAATGCACTAGAAACACTCTTGGTTGCAGATTCTCCAGATGCCAATGTCCCGTATAACTTTCTTATAGCAGTAGAGGCAGTGCTTGAATCTTTAACCCCCAATGCTACTAAAGTTCCGCCTAAGGCTGCTGTTTGTGACTCTGTAAAATTTGCCATTTTTCCAAGACTTCCAACTGTTGTAGTCATTTCAGCCACTTGTGCAGGTTTTACTTTTATGGTGTCTCCTAATAAATTCATCTGATCAGCTAATACCATTACTTCTTTTTGATTCATCTTAAAAGCTTCTCTCCAGGTTGCAAGTGTTTCACCTGATCTGCCAGCATCCATATCAAAGGCTACAGAAACTTTTGCAGTATCCGCTGCAAACTTTGGTATCTCTTCTAAGTTTATCCCAGCCTGACCTGCAGCGGCAGCAATCTCATATATCTCATAATTAAACTTAGGTATATCCTTTGTCGCTTTTTTAAACTTACTTTGAAATTCCTCTGCTTCTTTACTTGTTAATCCAGTGGTCTTTCTCACATCGGCAAAAGCTTCTTCATCATCAATTGCAAATTTCACAGCCACTCCAATGGCTGTTGCCTGTCCTGCTGACCTTGTGAAAGTTCCACTGGCATTATTTGCAACTGATCTTTTTAGATTTTCGTATTCTCTGAGTCTTTTTTGCCTCTCTTCCACCTTTTTCATGGACTTTGCAAGCTCCTCCTGACTTTGAGAGTACTTTTTTGTTTCTTCTTTGGCCCTTTTCATTTGCCTCATCAAGTCGGTAAGGGATCTCTTCTGATTTTCAGTGCTGTCTATAAGCCTCTCTTCTACCTTCTGAGCTCTCTTAAACTGGTTTATCATACTTTTAGAAGGACGTTTGGTTCTCTCCATCGCTTTCTTCAAATCATTCATTTTTTCTCTTGTCTCAATTAACTCTCTTTGCTGCCTTTTATATTCTCCCCGACCTTTTACAAACTGCTGTTCAAGCTTTTGTTCACTGGTTTTTAATTTAGAAATGTGGCGACTCGTAGTTTTAAGCTTTAACATCTCATCACTAAGTTTTTTTATTTCTTTTGATGAGGTTTTAAAGCTTTTAGAAAGAGAGGAGTCAACCGCTCCTCCTATTTTCAATATAAAATTTCTAGTGCTCACGAGGTATCGCCTCCATCCAACTGATTAATTCTCTAAGTTTCATTTTATAAAAAAATTCTGCACCACTATTGCTAATTTTTCCAGCCAATATTATAGCTTCTCTTAAGGCTTGTAATTTTTTTTTAGAATTGAGGTCTACCTCATTAAGAAACCCTTCGTAGCACCTGTAACAGCAGAAAAATCTTTTTGTTTTAGTTCTAAAATAAGCTCATAAGGCAATTTCGACGCCTTTGCAGCCACAGCAGCTTGATAAGCCATAGAGTAGTTAGCATCAGGAATTGGATTATAGAATCTATCCCTAAAATTGCACTCAGCTTCACATAAATCAACTCCTGTAAGGAAGCCAAAATCTAAACTTATTTCCTTAATTTCAACATCATTAAACATTACTTTATTAGAAAGCTTAATTTTCACACTGGAACCCACTATAGATAACCTTTCTTCATGTTTTTCAGGTATATTATTTTCTTCCATTTTCTATTAATTCTCCTTAAAAATTTATTTATTCATAACTATCATTACAAAAAACTGTCATCATCGAGATAATTGATTCCATCTACAACAAATTTATTATTAAATTTATCAATATGTAGATTAGGAACTTCATCCACAAATACTATAAGGCTAGATACTTCAAATTCACTTTCAGTATCCATAGATTTTGCAACTTCTGCCTTCCCTAGGTTCATACTTTTAGGAGTCACATTAGCTACCACTCTGATTTTTCTCTTTTGGACTACTTTTAAGGGATGTTCAGGATCAGCCATACTCATGTTTCCCCTAAAAGTTAAAAAATGATTTCTTGGAGCTAAAAGTGTAGTAAATTGCTCATTTACAGCCCTCTTTTTTATTTTCAAGGTCATAGACTGAGTGAGTCCCGGAACAGGCACTTCTATTTCCCCTGCTATTCCAGCTCCTGAAAGAGTATCTGTCATAAACTGTATATTAGGCAATTCAACATCTACTATTCCAACTTCTTTTAAGGAATCCATATACATACTGAATCCCTGTAAGGATGTAGGTATTAATCCAAGCATCAGCTGCCACCTCCAAATAACTCTTGTAAATAGTCAATATCATACTCAAGGTCAGATTCTATACACTCTGCTACTCCCACTGGTGTCATATATCTTTTGAAGAAATATTTGCCGTTAATCAGGTTGGTTGTAGGATTATCTCCACTGGTAAACTCAATTCTACCCCCAAGGATTACTCCTTTTGTCACAAGGCCGTTGTAATAATCGTTATAACTATCCACTATTTTATCCATTAACTTAATATCAGCTGGCTTATCAACATCCAACCAATAAGTAAGAGTAAAATTATTATTGTCCCAAAGAAACATCCTCTTACAAGATATAGTATTGTCCTTTACATCGGTATTCGAAGGATAACAACCTGTTCTATTCCCCCCACAATCTCCATCCGTTATTAAAATTTATAGAAGTAGATACGCCATTATCATTGAGGTAATTTGCCTGACCCAAAATTAGATCCACCTCTGTACCATCTTCTAGGCATATTCCTGTAGTATTGAGTGCCTTATTTGACGGAGATTCATATGGGATATCTTTATTTTCCTCATCTATTTTATACATAGAAGCAGCCACAAGAGTTGAAATATGATAAACTCTTTCATCAATACATGCTCTAGGCCAGAAATTATACTGGATTTCATGAATGTAGCTGTTATTATTCTTCCATTCAGCTACTTTAGAATAATTATCAACTGTATCAGCATCAATATCGGTAAGAGCAATACCATTAAATACTTCATTTATATTTCTCATTGAAGACACCAGAGATTGAGCCACTAAAGGTTTATGAGTCCATCCTGGAGCAAGGCCCATATTAGGAACCCTGTTAAACTTAGTGAATACCTGCGGAATAGTTGCAAAGCCTTCACTTTTAAAGGTTGTTGCATCTATCCCCCCTATAATGTCATCTTCATCCACTATCTCAGGTTTCAGCTTATCAAAACTTACTTTATAGTTCCCATCCTCAAAAGTCAAAGCTACCAGGGATAAACTTCCGTCATCATTGAAAACAGCGGTATAATCTACTCCCAAGGTTTTTGTATCTCCACCTGCTGCCAAACTAAGTTCCAAACTATCCAAAATAACTCCAGCGTCCTCTATAGTGGCCATTCCATCTGTAAATGTGACTGCTCTATCAGCTACTCCTTCTTTATGAACCTTAGGATCGAGAACATTGACCAATACAACTGGACCTACCTTAAATAATCTGAAGAAGACACTTATTGCCTCACAAAGAGAATAACTTTTCCAGTCATCATGATAACCAAAAGCTGCCAAAGCTTCTTTTTCTGTATAACAGAGAACAGGGGTATTTACCTTTGGGTCAGATGCCATATTGACTGGTGCTGTTCCCACAATGACAGCAGTATTTCCACTTTCTATAATGCTAGATATAGAAGTAGGCGTTTCTCCCGTATTAACTCCATGATTTACCATTTATTACCTCCCAGCTATACCTTTCACAGCATTTTCATATAAAATATTAAATTTTGCACCTTGGGTT